TTGACGGTTTTGATAAGCTGTTGACGATAGGCGGGCATGAGGCCACGAAGTTTATCGCAGACGCATGGGAATGGTATGGAGCAGGTAAGGTAGGTGGTGCCATTACCAGCGGTGTACGTAACAAGGCCATTAAGGGGCTGGCCACGGACCTTGTTGAAAGAGGCATCCAGGCAGATGTTGCCAAAGGTATTGCGCAGCGTGTATTCGAGCAGCAAGCGCGCTCTATCGGGACCAAAGCCGCACTGGCTTCTGTTGGCGGTGCCGGTACACTTGGCGCACAAGCCGCATTTAGTTCCGGTTTGCGTACCGCCACCAGCCATGTAGGTGACGTTATTGCCAGTCAGCAGCAGCGTGAGGCAGAGGGCGAAAAGTTGTCAGCTGAAGACAAACAGAAGGAGATAGCAGCTGCCGACAAAGAGCGACACAGCATTACCAATATCCTTACGACCGCTGCTACCAGTGGCCTCAGTGGTGCCGGGATGGGTGCCACCTTTGGTTTGGGTAGTTACGTCGGCAGCAAATTGGGCAAGCTCGCAAGCAACTACATGGGCGATGTCAGCTCATGGGCCGTTGAGCAGGCCGGACGCCTTACTACTAATTCGGCCGCTGCCGTAGCTTATGACCGAGCAGCAGGGACTATAACGGGCCAGGAGCCCGAAGAGAGTGCCGCTGACTCGTTCGCAAGCAACCTCGTTACCTTTGGTCTTCTTGATCTCATTGGCGCAGGCAAGTCTACCCTGTTTAATAGTTTGAGAACCGGCAAGGGCTTTCATCCTATTGCCGATTACCGTGCCTGGAAGGAGCACGAGCGACGGACCGGTATCACGGAGGAAGATCAACAGCGGATGGAAGACGCCGGTTACGGTGACATGCTCGATACCGTCAACAGCTTGGTGAGTGAGCGTTTCAGACGAGGCAGTACCGACGTACCGGCAGAATGGAAACCCACCGACGACGCAAAGGCCAGCCGGGTAAATGATGGTATGATAAAGATGCTTGGTGATGACCGCCTGCCCGAAGAGCTCAAACGCAAATACTATGAGCTTGTTACTGGCGACACCGGTAAAAAACTGTCTCCCATTGTAGCTACAGAAGTAACCGAAGACGAGGAAGGTAATTCCTATTTGGTGACTTACAACAAGAACGGCGGTGTTGTGAGTGACCGCAAGTATCGCAATGCGAACGAGGCAGCCAAGGCACAGACGGCTATTGGCCATGAGGTTGACGAAAATATGACGTCAGCCCTCCAAGATGGTGTATTGGCCAAGAACGCCGATGCACTCTTAGAGTCTGCCTATCAGCGTGCCGCCGAAGCGTACAAGAACAGTGAAGGCAATATATCGGACACGGATAAAGTGATGTTGGCACTTTACCAACACCGTGAACCGCTTGCCAACGCCATCAAGGCTCAGGCATCAGGGGAGCCGCTTACAGCCGCCGATCAGTCTTTGTTAGACATGTATCTTCGGGTTAAGGATAGCATCTATTCGCATGATCCCGTGCTCAATGATATACGCCATACGACCGAGGATGCTTTTGGCCTTGGCCGCAATGGTCTGAGTGATGCCCGGAAGGGACATGACCGCAAAGCAGCCGAAGACATGGCTAAGGAAGCAGGTGAGGAAGTTGTACATGTGGGTGGTGACGTGTACCGCACTGCATCAGAGCAGGCGGCAGTTGAAGACTACCGCCAGCGCCTGTGGGACTACCTTAACGACGTGAGAGACGGTGAGGCTACAGAAGTACGTGAGCCTAAACTGCTCGAAGTTAATGCCCAGGCACCTGAAGAAGCCCCAGCCACTCCTGCCACTCCTGGGCCAACAGGCGGCAGTGGAGCACCCGAAGGAATTCAGGAAGGTGGCGAAGGAGCCTCGACACCAGGCACAGGAAGTCAACCAGCAGGCCGAAGAGCACAGGCGTATGATCGTGGTAAGCGTGTATCTGAAGACGAGGCTTCACTGGAACAGATGCAGTATGAGACCGACCTTGCCAAGAGAAGATTTACACAAGCCTTCCCCGACGGCAACAACAGCGCCGCTAAGCAGGCCAGCGCAATCTATTCACTTGTTAATGCCGGTGAGTTCGATAAAGCCGAGGAGCTATACAATTCTCAGAAAGATAGTTTTGCCCCTGCCCAGCAGAGTGCTGTTGAGTCACTGATTGACGCAGCCTCTATGCAGGACGGGATAGAGGACAGCATTACTGAGCAGAGCATGGAATACCAGCAGCAACGTATGCAGGAGCTTTCAGCAGTAGCTGACGAGCAGGGTAATATTACGCCTATTGTTCTCGACGAAGGTAGAACCGTCTTTTACAAAGCGGGGGATCTTAACAATGTCTATGGCGGTATCATCATCACAAATGAGAATGGGCAGCAGGAGCAGGTACCGGTACGTTCGGTAAAGCAGGTAGGTGAGACTCAAAGAGCCGCCGACATGGTTAGTGCAGAGACCGATCAGTTTGCCAATGATTTGCGTAGCCGTTACGATGATATGCGCGACGGCAGAGTCGTTGTGCCTGGCCAGCAGCTCACCATCAGCTTTGGCAATCAGACCTTCAATGTAACCGTAGACCATGAGCAGGCGGACGGCAGCATCGTTCTCACTTCGGAAGATGGCAGCCCTATCGCTTTAACGCCAAACGATATAGCAACAGGAGTTGCTAATGCAAGAAGCCAGCGAATAGAGCAGGCTCTTGCCGAGGATAATTTAGCCATGCAGCAAAAGGCACTCGTGGATAGGTTTAACAATGGTATTGTAGGACTTAAAGAAGGGAAGCCTGATTTCTCGGCTAAGGAGTCAGATCCCAAAGTTGTAGCTGAGTATTACCATACCTATGGTGATAGCTTCAACCTCTACGAAATTACAAATACAATCTCTAACCTCAAAGCACGAGAAGATCAGGCACGTAGAGAGCTTGACAGGCAATCAACTTGGATGGAACTCAACGGTGACAACTATGCACCAGAGGTAAAGGCACAGAAGGAACAGATCATTGCCGAGGCGCGCAAAACCATTGCCGATGCAGAGAGCCGCAGACGCAAATGGGGAGAGATACGTAATGCGTACATGACCGAGGAGCAACGGAAAGCGTTCCAAGCTGAGCGTACCGCAAATGTTAACAAGGCAAAGGATAAGGTAAAATCTTCTCCCCTATCATCTATAGCGGTTGACGGTATAAGCGATAAGGATTTGCTCGACAACAATGCCACACAGAACGACGCCAGCACTTATTTGGACGATCGTGCACGTGAGATCATTAAGGATTTCGACGAGTCAACAGGGAGCGAAATGAGCAATCTACGCCGGCAGTTGTCTGACTATGTATCTGGATATACAGAATACAGTGAGTCAGAACTTACCGACATTATGAAACAGTTGCGCGAGGCCGAGGCTAAAGAAGTGCAGGTGCAAGACCAAGTTAGGCAGATCCGTAATAGAGCCAAGAGGCTACCACTCATTTACGCTGAGCGGAACAAAGAAGCCTTGGAGTCGATGTCAGCAGCCGAACGCAGACGTGCTATCATTTCGCGCGCAAAAGGTTATGACGCTCTTGTTAAGGCTGCCGACGAAGCCTACAAGGATAGCGATATGTATGGTCGCCTTCATGACACAGAGCCCGAAACCATCGAGGAATATGTAGCCAGCAGCCTGCCATACGGCCAGCTCAATTTCGAAGGTACAAAAATGGCCAGAGGCACTATGTCTAATGGTCTACAGCAAGAGACTGGTTTGAGTCGTGGCATAGGCCGAGGTTTTGACAGCAATGGCATCAACAAATATTTAGCGCCCAAGGGTAAAGGTATCAGCGTTGCGCAAATGGCTGAAAAGATATGGGGAGATAGGCCTTCTCTGTTTGAGAATTATACCGACGCAGATATTCGTAATATCATTCTTGAGTTACTTGGTTCAGCTCAAAAAGCAACTGACATTAGTCATATGATACTTTTGCACCGTATTGCGGAGGTTGAGGCTTATGAGCGTGCCAGAGAAGAAGCAGAACGTGCGGAGATTGAAGAAGAGGCAGCCCGTAGGCAGGCCGACCTATTGACATATCAAGACTATTTGGACAATACGGCAGAAGATATTACGTTAACAGAAGAGATTAGTGACTATATCGCCGGAGTCATAGCTGATGAGCTATATGAACGCGAACAGCAGCGCTTAACCTACATGGACGCGCTATCACAGTTGTTATCAGAAGATGAAGAACTAATTAATAGCTACACAAATGGAGAAGAAGGACTTGGAGCGCCTGGATCGGGCACAGAAATGGATCAAGAGTCTGGACGCAGAAGCGTTCAAGAAGGAACTGGCGAAGGCCAAGCGCTTGTGCCAGGAAAAGAAGCTGGTCAGCCCGATTTCAGTGGAACGTATCATGCAGAGGGTACCAGAGATTGGACAGCAGGCGGCGAATCTAAGGATCGCCATTCTGATGCTGACGGAAGCGTACATCTGGATGGAAGAACACAAGGACTAAAGAGAGATAGACAAGAGGTAGACCTTCACCCAACCGAAGCCCAGAAAGAAGCCGGCAACTACAAAAAAGGTCATATCAAGATAGATAGTTATGATGTAACCATTGAGAACCCTAAAGGTTCAACCAGAACAGGTAAAGACGCCAACGGTGAAGAGTGGTCGGTGCCCATGAATTATGATTATGGTTATATTCGTGGAACCAAAGGTGTAGACGGCGATCATATTGACGTATATCTAAGCGATGAACCCACATCGGGTAACGTCTATGTCGTAGACCAGATTGACCAGCAGACCGGTGAATTTGATGAGCACAAAGTGATGTACGGCTTCCCATCAATGGAAGCTGCACGTGAGGCTTATGCGTCTCAATATAAAGATGGCTGGAAGATTGGGACTATCACTGAGGTGAGCCGTTGGGAGTTTAAGAAGTGGGTGGATAGCTCTACCCGCAAGACGAAGCCGTTTAGTGAGTACAAGAGTGTAAAGGCTGAGCCCCGCCATGATATGACGGGGAACGGAACCGAGGGTGCGAAGACTGACTACCAGGGTAATCCATTGAATGAAGATGGAAGCTTGAAGGTGGAAAAGCTCTTATCAGTTGACGAGATTACTGATGAAGATTTATCCAAACCTACTCGGAGTGTTGAACTACCAACTTTGCCTAAGAATGTGGATAAGGCTATAGGTGCAAATGGTAAACCGGTCATCATCAAGAAGAATATCTTTGAGAAGAATTGGATGCACCACAAATTTCCATTTGAGGAAAGCCGCACTATTTTAAAATCAGCGTTGTATAATACTGATTTGGTAGGTCAGACTCAGCCTTCAAAAAAGCCTATGCACTGGGTTGCGATAAAACTTGATGATAAGAGTCCTATCGTAATACTGGAAGTAAATGAGGGTAAGGATAATACAGAAATTGTTGACTGGTACACTCTTGATGCCAGAAATCTTGAAAGAATAAAAAGACAAGCTGTTAAGAACGGCGGCGAACTCGTTATTTTATCCTCAAAGGATAAGGTGGGAAGCCTTTCCACTCCTCTTACTAACTTGTCTTCTGTTGGCAAAGATACGAAAGAAAACGTTGATTTGCAAGAGAATAAGGATAATTCTTATGAGACGAATCGTAATGTGTTGCAGCAGCCCCGCCATGATATGACGGGGGACGGAACCCATGAGGAAGAGCAAGAGGATGTTATCACTCATACGCCTGTCGGTCAGCCGTTACGCAAGGCCACACAGGAGGATTTAGAGACTTCTTCAAGGGTGTGGTATGACGGTAAGTTTCACCGCATCATGTTGCTCATTCATTCTGGAGAACAGGTGAATGCCATTTCATTTAGCAAGCCAGAAATAACGAGTGTAATATTTCAAGATGGCGCCGAGGTAAGTGGTAATAGCATCAACGATCTGTACGTAGTGGACGAGAAGAGAGAAGAACCATCAGAGCAAGCGCCTGTTGATTTGTCTATTCTTGGGCCCATTACTACCAAGACCATCAAGAACGGAGAGACGCGCTGGATGGTAAAGCCAACTGAACGAGTTGACCATGATGTATATCTGAAGTATAACGATTGGGCAAAGAAGTTTGGAGGTTTCTATGCCAGCAAGTTCAAAGGCTATCTGTTTAAGACCGAGGATGACGCCCGTAGCTTCAAAAGACAGACACCTTCTAAGGCAGAAGTAGAGAAGGAACCTGTTGCCGATGTCAAACCAAAGCAAGACGCAACCGACACCTTGCTCGATGTAGTAGACCAACGAAAGGGACAGGGTGAAGAACAGCCACAGCCATATTATGACTATGACCGTGAGGACGATGTAACCAGTAAAGTCCTTGCGGAGCTTCGCGACGTGCTTGCAAAGGGCAATGGCATACCCAATATTAAGGCTATTGAAAGCCAGATACGCGACCTAAAGAAGCGCGTCAAGGTAGTAGAGGACGGTCTAAGTATAGCCAGCGGTGACACGGTGGTCAAAGGTTTTGAAACCCTTGCTACACTTAACGGCCGTCTAAATGCTTATGAGCAATTCTTGGGTGAACTTCGCACCAGGATGAAAGAAACAGAGCGTGACGATGCTCTTGCTGCTCATGGTTTGCAATTAGGCGACAAAGTAAAGTATTACGACGAAGAAGGTACCATCGTAGACGCCGACGAACGTCAGGTAAGACTTGACACCGGTCATGCTCCAGTGTTATATGTGGTTGCAGATTGGGATAAGATTGAACTGCCCAAGGCTAAGCAGGAAAAGCCCGAAGACGCAACAGATGCCTTGCTTGACGAGGTGGCCAAGCGTAAGGGGCAGACTAAAGAAGGTGCAAAAAAAGCCGGTGGAAATTTGGAACCGACTTCAAAATCAACTATATTTGAGGGACAAGAAAATCAATTAGAGAACTATGGCAGCAATGACACAGCAGCAGCTGGAAGCCCTGAAGGAACAAGCCAGCAAAATAGGCCGTTGGGCGGAATATTACCTAACGGAGATAGAGTATTGGAATCCCCTTCAACTTCCGGAAATAACGGAGGAGAAACTTCGGGAGAAGGAACAGGAATGCCGGGACTGGCTCAGCGAGAACCAGGCGTATTACCCGGATTCGGGAGCGACGGAACAGCTTCGGTCGGATCTGACGGAAGAAGTGAAGGCGAACCCGTGGGCACTGGACGACGACGTAGCGTCGGAAATGGAAAGTCACAGACTGGACGGCGCACCAATCGAAGAACTACTGCAGGATCTGGAGTTGCAGAAGGAGGAGGGAGTGTACCCAATGAGGGAGGACAACCTGGATCTGAACGAGATCATCGAGAAGGCAATCACGGGTCAAGAACTTCTGCCAGCAGAACGCGAGTACCTGGAGAACCATCTACCGTCGGAACTCCTTCGCGGCCTGTAGACTCAGATACCCGTCTTGACAACGGGACCAAGAAAGACGCCAACGAGCGTAATACGCCGCTTAACACACGCAACTATCTGTACCCAGAGAACGGTGCAGATATTGATAATATGTCAGAGTCTGAACGTCTCAAAGCAAATGTTGAGGCTTTGGAGATCCTTGTTAAGCTCATTCGTGAACGCCGCGTAGCCACAGAAGAAGAGCGTGCTATTATAGGCATGTTCAGAGGCTGGGGCGGTATAGATATTAAGAGCTATCATAATGCTGAACAGCTAAAGGACGCCACCAGATGGAGTTCAAGACTTGGCGCTTCACCTTCAGATGATTACAAGAGAAGATTAGGTGAGGTTATACTATCGTTGGATCCTGACGGCAAGAAAGACTTGTTCAGCAGTATTAAGCAGGCTGCCCTCACTTCTTATTATACTCCATTGCCTATTGCTGCCGCCATCAACCATTTTCTTGATGCTTCGGGCTATCATGGCGGTGGCACCATGCTTGACCCCAGTATGGGAACCGGTGTATTTGAAGGTACCATGCCCAAAGACATGCAGCAGCGCACCCGTATCTACGGCATAGAATTAGACTGGCTTACCGCACAGCTTGCCAAGCAGCTTTACCCAGATGCCAATATACAGAATGTTGGGTATCAAGACGCTCAGCTTGCTAAAGGTTCCTTTGATGTTGTTGAGAGCAACATCCCATTTGGGGCGTTCAAGGTGTATGACAGTTCTTGGAGGCATGACAGCAGTCCGGCCAAGAAAGCAGCCCAGGGTAAGATACATACTTATTTCGCGCTGAAGATGATGGAAAGCGCTAAGCCCGGAGGCCTCGTTACTATTATGACGAGTAACAGTATCATGGATACGAAAGGTAACGCTATCATCCGCAATGAGCTGTTGGATCAGGCTGAATTCCTTGGCGCATTACGTCTGCCGGACAACACCTTCAAGGGTGCGGGTACGAGAGTAGTTACTGATGTAATCTTCCTACGCAAGTATAAGGACGAGTCGGACCGCGAAACGACCATGCGTAACGAAGATTACCAGGCCAGGACAAAGCAATTTACTACCATCACCACGGTTAAAGCTCAAAACTCTCAGGGCAACCGTGAACTTGATGTTCCTGTAAACGCCTATTTTAAGGAGCACCCAGAAATGATGTTGGGTAAAGTCGTTGCCGGTGGTCAGTATCGTGAGGACGATTTCGGACTTGTCAGCGACGAAAACGCCCAGGAACTTGCCAACAAGATGATCGCGAATATCGACAATTATATTGTCGGTGATCGCAAGGGCCGCCTATACGATACCCATAAGACCGAGCGCCAGATATATCAAGCTATTCGCGAGGCTTATGTCGGCAATGGTGATTACGCTAATAGCGGTAATATTGTAGAGCAGAATGGAAAGATAGGCGTACTTAGTAAGAACGGAAATTCGAGTGAATTGATTTTCGAAGAAGATCCCAACTTGAACAAGAATGCCGCACGTATTCGTCTTATGATACCTATCCGCACAGCGATGAAGAAACTCATTGCTGCTCAGATTAACCGAGAAAGTGACGATACTATTGCAGGTTATCGTAAGGAGCTCAACGACGCTTATCGTGCTTTCGTGGACAAGTTTGACATTCTGAATGCGAAAGCGAACAACTTCATCGACAGCGATATTGATAGCTACCAGATCAAGAGCCTGGAAGATTACGATCCCGTGACCAAGAAGGTTAAGAGACTTGCTGACATCTTTACCAAAGACACCATCAAGCCGCAGCTTGATATTACCAAGATCAATGATCCGGTAGGAGCAATTACTACGAGCCTTGCCGAATATGGTGATATACGCCCCAGCTTTATGGAGAAGGCGCTTGGTGAAGACTGGGCAAACCTTTGCGGCAGTGCTTTGTTCCAGGTGCCCTTCAGCGAAAACTATGTTGTTTCTGAAGATTACCTGAGCGGGGACGTAAAGAGTAAGCTTATTGACGCCAAACGAGCCGCTGAGGCTGATCCAAAGTACAAGGTCAATGTTGAGGCTCTTGAAAAAGTACAACCGCGAGATATACCTATCAATGACATCAATATCCGCATGGGTGCACGTTGGGTTCCGGATAAGGTATATAATGACTTTATGCGGTATGCTTTCGGTATTCCCGAGAGATATAACGCGAATAGCGGTATCAGATACGTACCTGAAGCCGACGATTATGTTATCAATGTAGATAACGTTGAGTTGAGCGGTGAGGCCGACAAGTGGCGAACCGACCGCAAGAGTGTCCGTGAGATCTTTGAGGCAGCCATGAAGGATAAGTCCCTCCAGGTATTTGACCGCGTAGACTCCGGAACGCAGGTACTACTTAACCGGGAAGAGACCCAGCTTGCGAATGATAAAGTACAGGAACTCAGAGAAACCTTTGAAACATGGGTAGCCAGCGACCCTGAACGCGGTGCCGACTTGGAGAAACTGTATAATGAGAAATTCAACAGAACCGTTCCGCGTAAGTGGAATGGTGATTTCCTGAACCCTGTAGGCCTACAGGGTAAGACATTACGCCCGCATCAGAAGGCTGCTGTTTGGATGTTAATGAACAACCAGGGAGGTATTGTAGACCATATCGTAGGTGCCGGCAAAACCCTTGTTATGCAAAGCGCTATCATGGAGATGAGGCGTACCGGCATAGCCAAGAAACCTATGATCCTTGCGCTCAAAGCAACCGTTGGTCAGATCGCCAAGGAGTTTTCGGAAGCCTATCCAGCTGCGCGACTTCTTGCACCTACCGAAAAGGACTTCTCAGAGAAGAACCGCAAGAAACTTTTGGCCAAGATTGCCAATAACGACTATGACTGTGTTATCATCAGCCACGAGCAGTATGTTAAATTGCCCCATACGGAAGAAGTAGAGTCAATGACTTTCCGCGAGCAGTTTGATCAGCTTGAAGTTGCAATCTTGTTATTGAGGCAGAGCAATGATACCAGCCAGCTTACAAAGCGCCAGCTTAAAGGGCTTCAAAAAAGAAAGGCCAATCTTGAAGCCAATCTAAAGAAGATTTCTGACCGAGCTGTAGACCCTGAGTTTACATTTGAGAACCTTGGTATAGACTACATCTTCGTAGACGAGTGCCAGATGTTCAAGAGCCTGCCGTATGCTACAACTTACAACCAGGTTGCAGGCTTGGGCAATCCAACAGGAAGTGAGAAAGCTGTTGCATTACTTAATGGTATCAGATACTTACAGCAGTTGCACCAGGGCGATCGTGGTACGGTATTCCTTAGTGGCACAACCATCACCAATAGCCTTGTCGAAGTATATAACCTCCTGAACTATCTGCGTCCTAACATGATGAAGAAGTTAGGTTATACCACCTTCGACGCATGGGCCGCCCAATATGCGGTAAGGACCAGTGAGCTGGAGTACGGCGTAAGCAACCAGCTTAAAGAGAAGAACCGTTTCAGATACTTCCAGAACGTTGCAGAGCTTGGCAAGTTATATTCGGAGATTGCTGATGTACGTAACGACGCCAACTTGAAACTGCCCAAGCCTGAGCCCAGGACACATCTTGTTGCCATTGAACCAAGTGACAAACTTAGTGAGATCAACAGCCAGATTACTCACATGATCCAGGCCAAAGACGCCAGCTATTTCCCCGACGTCAAGCAAAGTGACGATCCGAAGAAAACTCCTTGGAGCCTCATGGCTTCGACACTGTCTACCAAGGCCAGTGTAAGCCCGCGTTTGATTTTCCCTGATCTTCCTGATGAAGAGCATGGTAAAATTGCAGTAGCCTGCAAAAATGTTATCGACATTTATAAGAAGTTCGACAAGGAGAAGGGCACGCAGCTTATTTTCTGTGATACAGGTGTTGCAGCAGCAGGCAAGCCGTATGACGCTTATAGTGACATCATTAACCGCTTGGTTGAGGCTGGAATACCAAGGAAAGAGATTGTTGACATCCATGTTGCCAATACAGATGACAAGCGTAAGGCACTTTTCAAGAAGGTGCTCGAAGGAAGTGTGCGTGTCTTGATAGGTGGCACAAAAAACATGGGTACAGGCGTGAACGTACAAACCAGACTCGTAGCACTGCATCATATTGACATACCCTGGCAACCGGCTGACGTAGAGCAGCGCAATGGCCGTGGTGTACGTCAAGGTAACGAACTGGCCAAGAACTCAAATGACAACAAGGTAGAGCTATTTTACTATGCTGTCAAGGGTAGTCTTGATATGTACCGTTATCAGCTTCAAGACATCAAGGGAAAGATGTTTACCCAGTTCAAGCTCAACACTATTGACTCAGACTCTGCCCGTGAGTTTGACGAAGGAGAGATAGATGCCGACGGCAACATTGACCCCGCTCAGATGGTAGCAATACTTAGCGGAAATCCTGTCATCTTCGAGAAGAGCAAACAAGACAAACTCGTGAAGAAGCTTATGCGTCAGCAGTCTGCAGAGCTTAGCGACTGGCAGCGCCGCAAACGCAACTATGAGCATTATGAAACCCGCAAGAGTGAAATGTCTGTATTCATCGAGAAGAACAATGCTGACATCAAGAAGATCAAGGAGAACGGTTTTGTTGAAGACGATAAAGGTCAGTATCCATCTTCGTATAAGATTGTGATGGACGACGGAACCACATTGCCCTGGAAGAAGGTGAGCGAAGCAGGTGAGATCATTAACAAGCTTATCACCGAAGGCAAGAAGTTTCACCTTGAAGGTTTTGGTGTGAAAGCCCGCGTACAACTTGGTGCCGGTCAGGACATGTTCGGCCAAAACACGTTGGTCCTTGACAATCAGACCGGATGGAACAAAGGTATCTTGTATCAAGTATCAATGTCTGGGGACTCTACCGCAGATGGCGTAGCCTTTAGGCGACTTTTGAAGAAAGTGCTTGATAACCATGATGTCTACGCCAAGAAGATGGATGACTATAACCATAAACTTCAGGGCAAAGACACATTGGGGCAGTTTGAGTTCTCAAAGCAAGAGCAACTTGAAAAAGCTTTGCAGCGGCAAAAGGAACTCAACGCCGAATATCGTAAACTTAGTGAAGGCGAAGATACGAAAGCGCCAGAAGCTCAACCCGATTCTGACCGTATGGCCAGCAGAGGAACGCGCCGTAAGAGTGCACGGGAAATGATGGCTAACCTTTCTAAGGCTGAGGCTTTCATCGAACAGCCATTTGACAAAAACACCAAAGGCCGATTTTATGTTGACTTGCCAGCCGAAACAGAGCAGAAGATCAGAAAAGCAACAGGTACGAGTTACGTGAGCCATAGCATTGTTGCAGATAACATCAGGCATGCAAACAACAATCACGGTGTGGACGGAAAAAAGCTCACAACAAAGAGCATCCCGTTAACTCACGAGGACTTCAAACTGATACCTTATATCATCACAGCACCTGACCGTGTGATAAAAGGCAGTGTAGACAATAATGGCCGTGAGTCGATACGGTTTGTAAAGTACCTATCTAATGGTTTGGTGATTGTCGTAGAGAAGGAGCATATAAAACGCCCAAGCGAAATGGAAACCATCACAGCCTGGGCAGATATGTCATCCGAGGTCTTAGATGCCCGTTCAGAAGGAACGTCCCCTGAGCTCAACGTCCGAAACGTCATCCTCGGCAGTGACGCTGCAAAGATACGAAAAGATGCAGAGAACGCTGTCAATAAAGACGAAAAAGACCGCTTGATGCAGATTGAGACTATACAGCGTGCGGCAAGACGTGCCGGTGATATGCTGGGCGGTACTGAGGTGAACTTTGCTGACGCGGATAGCCATAAAGATGCAGACGCAGACATGCGCCGCAAACGCGGTGATAAGGGTTTCTACGATCCCAAAACTGGAGAAGTAGCGTTATTCCCTGAGAATATCGTAGACGAGGTAGACGCAGCCCGGACCGTATTCCATGAGAAGGCCGGCCACGAGGGTTTGAAAGCTCTGTTGGGTTCGCAGCAAGAAGTAGACAAGTTTGGCCAGTTCATCTTTGAGAATGCAGGCAAGAAATTGCGCGCGCGTATCATTAAGCGCGCAGACGCAGAAGAATATGGCTGGGACGATGCGTTGAGATTTAGCAAGGCCGCCCAAGAGGAATTTGCCGACATCGCTTCGGAAGGCCCGGCCACCCAAGAAGAGTTCTCTTTGTGGCGCAAGATTAAACACTATCTTATCAAGGCACTTAAAAAGCTTGGCATCAGGATACCCGGTATTCTGAATGATCAAGATTTGCGCTACTATACCATCAAGACCGCTGAGGCATTGAAAAACCCCACAGCAGTTGTAAGCGGCGAGCGAGAGCACTACGAAGGCGCAGACCGTATGGCCAGCCGTGGCAAGCCACGCCAGCGCAAAGGCGAAACCATGAGCCAGTATATCGAACGTCTAAAAGAGTGGGAGAAATGGAAGCGAGCAGAAGAGGCCAGCCGGGCCAACGATGACCCCATGCCCGAGAAGGCTGACTATGATGCCAAGGCAGAAGAAGATTTTGCCCGCGCGCTATCTGAATGGAAGGCGCAAAACGGTATCTCAGCCGAAGAGTCGGAGTTAGGCCCCTTCCCCAAGCGTGCAGATGGTGAGAGTCCACAGGAATACGCCGTGCGTGTAGCTGACTGGGAGACACGTAAAGATGCTTGGCAAGGTGCACCTAACTACTTCGACTATATGCAGGCTGCCCAGGATCAGTATAGGGATGACTATACCGCATGGAAAACAAGATACGACCTGAACGAGGAAGCCCAAGTAGACATGAGCTTCTATGAGGGCCGTGGCAGTGAACCGCAGACAGAAGAAGAGGCAGCTGAACAGGCAGACCTGGAGCGTAGGGTTGACAGGGACCTCGGCGTAGCAGTTGGCATAGACCTGACACCGGAAGGCGCAAGACGCAAGGCCAAGTTGGCCGTTATCGAACGTCGTAAGAACCTGGAGAGTGCCAGCGCAGAGGATGCTATCTTTATACATGACATAGGAAAGGAGATCAGCAATGTTGCTAAGTCTCTTGGTATGAAAGATAAAGATTTGCGCAGCCAACTCATAGATGTGATTGAAAATCCATTGCAGCAGCTTGAAGGAGAAATCGACATGGACCACTGGGTAGAAGTGCTTAACCGCTCTTTTGCATTCAATGATGCTCATACCTATATCACTCCTGAAAGCGTGCAGTCTGCATACGACGAATTGCAGGATTTTTATAGCATCATTCTGAAAAACGGTGTTCGTCCCGAAAATGCTGAACAGCGCAAAGAAATCTTTGACGCTGCCGTGAAACTTGCTCACCGTCTTGGGCTATATTATGAAGGCGTAGATGACTACAATAGGCCTTTTAGCGACACCATATTACGAGTGACAAAATGGATGGGCAAACTGGCCGAGGCACAGTTGATGGCCAATCGTGCGCATACCCTTAGTGATAACCCGGAAGTACAGGGGTTGGTAAGCAAGATCCATGACTGGTATGACGAGTTCTTCCACCTGATCGAAGATGCAGGATTTAGAGGTGACGCCGGTTATATCAGCGAAGGATATGTAAACCATATCTGGAGCAAGGAGAAGAGCGACCCCGAAGCCTACGAGCGATATGTGGAGAACTATCAACGCACCAAGAGCCCCAACATGCGTAAACGTGAGATAGCCACCTACGTTGACGGTATATCAGTGGGTCTTGTTCCTAAGTATGACGATATTCTTAGCATCATGGCCTATTACAGCCGAAGCAACAATGAAGCTATCGCCAACAAAAAGTTCTTAGATGATCTGAGTTTTCTTTGCGTCGAGGAGCGAAATAAAGATGGCGAGGTTGTCAATGCGTTGCCGTTGCTTAGCAGCGTGCATCCTTCTGTCTTCAACCGGGAACGGTATGTTATGTATCATGTTCCTGGAGTAGGCGACGTTTGGGTGTTGAAAGACGTGCAGAGAAGGTTTTCAAGCATATTTGGCACCATGCGCACGCAGGACGTACCCGACTGGCTGAGCAAGGTGGGTAAGGCATACGATACAGGCGGCAGCGTGATGAAGAAGATCCAGCTTAGCTTCTCTGGTTTCCATGCGGGAGCATTGACCGAAGTAGCAATTGCGCAGATGAGACCAGACCGAGGAATGAAGGCTTTAATGCAATACGTCATTCTTGATAGCATTAAGACTGGAACCCTACCCGCCTACGCCCATCCAGATGATTTCAGAGAGGCCGCAAAGCATCTGGTACAACTTGGAGCCACACAAGACTACGCCGCAGCCGACGTGAACAACATCACGGAGAAGTTTAGGGACTATGCCAAGTCACTGAGCAAAGACGAGAACTTTGTGAAAGCAACTGCCGGAAAAGGTGCATTACCTTTAGCCGTGGTGTTAGACTATATGAATAAGGGCATGGATAAAATGTTGTGGAACTACCTTCATGACGGCCTGAAGCTTGCTTGCTTCAAGATGTTTAAAGAGCACATTGAAGACCGTGTCCGGAAACAAGGTCTCAGTGATAGCCAGCGTGAGCAGCTACTTGATGAGGCCGGCCAATATGTCAACGATACATTTGGCGGTCAATACTGGGAATTGCTAAACGTGAGCCCGGCTGCACTCAAATGGATGAGGCGCGCCCTTCTGTCACCGGACTGGCTTATATCTACGCAACGTCACTTTTTGAGTATGTTTGGTTTTGGCAGCCTGTACAGTGAAGGAGGTTTCAGAACCTGGCTCCAATACAATGTAGACAACACGAAGCGAGCTTTCGGTGCTGATATACCAAGAGACGAAAACAGAAGGTTGCGCAGCGAGTATGCCAAGAAATGCTATATTCTTGGTGTGTGCCTTTTCTTCTATACACTGATGAATGGTCTCAACGCTGCTTTCCGTGCCAAGGACGAGGCCGATGAAAAGGCCAAGGCCGACGAGATAAGGAATACGCAGCCGGACTATATGAGCCCATACGAGTTAGCTTATCCCGAAGGTATGAAATGGTATGACTATACCATGTTAGGTAACGGGTTAGGCCAGCAGACACACCTATTCGTAGGCCGGTATAAAGACGGTTCTGAGACCTACGTAAGATGGGGTAAGCAGTTCCGCGAATTTCCCGAAATGTTTATCGGACGCAAAGGCTTAGAGTTCCCTGCCCCTATGATTGAGCGAATGATGGGCAAATCAAATCCTATGATCAGCCTTGTTAGAGATAATTTAGGTGCGCTTGGTGTATGGGGGTATGACAACAGCAGTGATATAGCCGAGATCCAGGCCAAGTATGGCAAAACTATCGGCGTGCTTGCTGCGAACGCAAAACACTTCTTGCCATTCTCTTTGCCGACGCAAGCCGACAAAGAGTTTAAGATGGTCGACCTGGTGATGCCGAGCCAGAAAGGCTTCAGCCGATATAAAACCGTCGACTATTTTAAAGACTTCATTAAAAGTGGCGACTCCCTTGGTGTGGCCAGGACGTATCGTGCCGCCGTTATGAACGGCATCGACGCTGAGGCCTGCCTGAAGGCAGCCATCAGCACGCTGAAGGCTGAGCAACGCGAAGAGTTGCTGGACGGCATAACGGACCTGTCGAGTGCCTATGAGGCTTATGACAAAGCCACTACCCTAACGGAAAAGAAGCACCTAAAAAACAAGCTGCACAAATATCTAGCTGAGAGCAACTACAAACAGTTCACCCGTGAAGATGCCCTGCAGATGATAGAGGACTACCAGAATGGTGACGATGTGCCCGAGAAGGAAAGCGATCTTTACCTTATGCGGACGACGGCCGAGGACATCAGGGATGATTATCGGTTGAGCGCTATAGGCAAGCAGGCCAAGAAGTATGTGAAGAACATCAAGGAAATCCGTGAATCGGGCGACGAGGGACGTGCAAGGCAACTTTCCGAGCGGTATCAATCCTGGATCATCATAGACCGGTTGATCAATGCAGAGCACCGTCAGACACAGCGGCTGAAAAAACAGTTCGGCAAAGGCAATGACGCAGCAATTATGCAGCAGCTGAGACAGCTGAGACAGCAAACCCAGCATGAGGTGGCCGCCGTAGAGCCACCAAGGTAGGGATACAGAAAAGGGGACTGGCCTCACGGCTGGTCCCCTTTGAAATCCTCTAAATTATATGAAAAAAAAGAATGTTATCAGTTAACCTATACAGTGCGGAGATTTGTTTGCTTTCTGGGCCCACTTCTTGTATTCATCCCAGGAGTCATCCATCTTCTCCTGCATAGTAAGCGTTTTCTTTTCGGACTCATCATAGATCGCAGAAGCGATGCTCTCAATCGTGAACCTCCATTCTCCACGAAACAGCACTGCCCCGCGTTGTGGTATCACGGTAGCATCATACTCGCTGGTATCTGCTCCCGTCACAACACCTTTGAACGGGACGTTATTGTCCTTCAGGAACTTTTCTACGCCGTCTTTATCCTGATCGGATACACGAATATAGACGTCAATATTATTTTTGGAAAGCGTTGTCAACGCCTCCTTTGCATTTGCAACCAGTGTGCGCTGCCCTTTGTCATCAGAGGCGACAATGCACCGTTCATCGACCTTTACTTTCTTGCTCATAGCTTTTGCGTTTGATTATGATATGCAAATATAGTGTCAAGTGGATACGGGTGAGTTGTAAAATCTATATTTTATGACCGGCAACAACGTGCAATCAGTTATATTTGTGGCAAACATGAAGCGTAAAGATGAAAACAAGTATCATTAACGACAACAGCGGAGGGAAGGAACGTGGCAGTAACAGCCTGTCAGGTTACGATCATGCACGTTTTTCTAACGACCGGAGATATACGGAACTTGTTAGAGAGGCTAAAGCGTATCACGACAATATGCGTGCCCTCCGTCTGAAATGGAAACGCGATATAGATTATTACATGGGGCGCCAGCTCAATGACAAGGTAGTGTACAATGGTATGAGTATCAGTGTGCACGACTATATGGAGCTGAAAGGAATGCCTGCCATTAGTAATGATATTATCAGCGACAAGATGATGACGCTTAAAGGTCTTGTGCGCCAACAATACATGGCCCCCACAGTGAAGAGCGTTGACAGTAACGAAGCTGATTACGCCAACCTTTTTAATGAGTTTTTGCGGCAGAACGACAATAACAATAACAAAGCTGAGCATTGCGCAGACCAGTTCGAGGCAAGCATTTGCCTCGGTTTTATCTGTGACAAAATAAAATGGACCTTTCGTGATGGGCGCGAAGACGTTTTCACCGACGCTGTAGACCCGTTCAAACTTGCTATACCGGTATGGGAGAAGAAAGACCTAAGCGACATAGAGTTTATTGCTGAGGCCCATGATTTGACTTGGCCGCAATTATTAAAGGCATTCTACCGCTCGCCAAGTGACGAGCATAAGCTAAGAAACATCTATCTGGCGGCCAACCAAAACAGGCCGGTGCAAGGCTATAATGATACCGGTATGGATCAAAAGGACCACACAGACGACTTTTTATACCCTGACACGATGGGCAAATATCGCTATATCGAGATATGGAACAAGGAATACAACCGCAGTCTTTGGGTGCATGACCGTCTCAATGCGTCAGTAGGCTATCGCAGTTTGAGCGAACGCGCAGCCATCGACGCAGAAAATGAGCAGCGGCGCCAAGACAATATCATCAAGGACGAAAATGGCATACCCCTTCTTGACGCAGAAGGAAACGAACAATACTATACAGCTCCAGAAGATTTAGAGCTGATAGAATATGAGCAACAGATAGAAGAGATATGGTATTATCGTTGCATCAGCCCCAATGGTTATTTGCTTGATGAAGGCGTTAGCCCGTACAAAGTGCTTAGGGATGGATACAGTTTCTACTATCATCCCTACGTGTTCCTGGCTTATGGCTTTATGAATGAGATCAGGAGCTTCGAGGATCGCCTAATAGACAAGCAGCGCCAGTATAATCATGATAACATTCTGATAGACTTCGTTATCATGAACTCGTCTAAAGGCGCGCTCGCCATCGATAAGGAGTCGCTTACTCCAGACATGAGCATTGAAGATATTGCAGAGAACTATGTGAAGGTAGATGGCACTATCATCTACACCAGTAAGAACGGCGGTAATATCCCTCAGAGCATACAGAACAGGAGCCTACCTGCAGGCGTTGAAATGATCTTGCAGCGAGACCGCGAGCTTGTTACCAGTCAGAGCGGAATACAGCCCGCCCTGCAAGGTGTTCATCATAATGCGTCAGGGCGCCAATATCAGATAGAAAGGGACAGCGCAGCCACAAGCGTGACAGATTACGTTAGCGCCTTCAATAACTTCCAGCTTCGATCAGCCAAGAAACAGTTATGGACCATACAGTGGAACTATGATTCCCACCGCAGCATACTGCTCACCGGTGACGATGTAAAGAGTTATTATAATGCGGACACCATGCGAGATATTGATTTCGATTTGGCTCTTACGCTTGATGCAAACAGTACAGTAATCAGAGAGCAGCTAAAGGATCTTGCTTTCCAGGCCTACCAAAAACAAGAGATCGAATTTGGCCAGATGCTCGATGTTGCAGACTTTGGTGACACAACCAAGCTAAAGCGTGCTTGGGAAGACTATAAAACTCGTAAGATGCAAGAAGCCCAGGCTATGCAAGAAGCCCAGGCTCAAAACGGACAGCCCGTAACACCAATAGCACAGGCTGACCCGTCAGCAGGTGCAGCACATCTTAGGCCTGCCGGTGATGCCTCTGGCAATACCCTTGCCGGTACGCCAGGCACTTCTTCATGATAGGCGAAACAAAGTGTAGGTAATAGTTTACCCACTGCTTTAACTTCTGCTCGCGCACTCGATTGTCATCGTCACAACCGAGTGCGCCCCATTTAGACGGGGTATAGTAGAACGAAGACTTCTTCATGGAGTCTACATCAGAAGGGAGGTTACGCCCCCTCATCTTACCCATGACCCGCAAGCGCTTGAAAGCAGGCTTAAACAATTTGTTGTCTTCATAGGTCATCAGTGACCAAACCTGGTGCTTTGCATCAAAGAACAGATATACGCGCGGTGCACCGATCTCTTTGTACATATCCAAACATTGGCGTACCCCATCTTTCCACTGCCGCACGGCGCGGAACTTCTCTATCCGAAGAATGGCCGGATAATACAACCTAAACATGCCGTCAAGAAGGGCGGTCTTCACATTTTGCTTCATAACTTTTGATTTATGGTTTATTATATTCCTACGATCTCTGGAGCAAGAGGCCGTTGGCGTAACATCTTCTCTCTCTGAATTTCTTCAGGTGTTTTAGGCTCGATAATGCGAGGAGGATCCATCTCTCGATCAACCCATAAGCCGATTGCGCGCGCCATCACCCGGTCATCGTGCTTACCTGGTGCATTGCCGTACTTATCACCATATTGCATGTAATATGACAGTTCATTCAACGCCTCACTTTCACGCTCCATATATCCCTGCCGTCTTAATACCGCTGCCATGTACTTAATCATGGCCACCTTAGTAGCTGTGTTGGTGTTAAATCCCCATCTTATTTCCTTCGGTTTTCTCTTTAGCGTCTTAGAGTGATTGCTATTATATACATTGCTGTAGAGTGGAATAAGTATGGGGAAGAACAGTTCTGATACATCGCCGTCGGTATCATTCATCTTGGAGTATGCGGTATTGTTTTCTACTACCAAGAGTGCATCAACATACAAACTTGCTATTTGCGCGCATTTCATCGCCATTTGGTCAGGGTTACCATGCCCATGCCATTCAGCTACCACAACAGGCACACCTCCGTACATTTCATCGTAGCGGTCAAACACGACTATATCGTAGTAGTCAGATGTTTTGTGCGAACCGCCAATATCCATAGATACTAAATACCTGTTGACAACGTTTTCGGACCTATCAGGGTATTCCCACACCTTGAAAGGACCGCCCGCCTGTTGAACGAGGCGAATACCTTGCATACATTGTTCGTTCTCTGGCAATGTGGAGTCCCCTTCAATATCGCCGATGAACATAGGCTGTGTACAGTCTGGTTGCAAACGGTCGATATGGTACAAGTCGAAGACAGCGCGCCCCGAATATTTGAAAGCTTCAATGTCATCAGATGGGAACTCCTGCTGCATGTCGTCAAGCGACGGATAACCATTATATGATTTAGCCTTCTTAATGTACCATTTTATGCCCTGCAGCGTAGCACCCTTCTGCCATAACCACCAATAGTACCTACCATTAAACCGTTCGTCATCACGGTTAAGCCAAAGCCACTGAACAAACTCATTTTGTTCATCGTCGGTCATTGGCGTGAAGTAGTCTTCAATCTCAAACCACGCCACGAACACCGGCGTATATTCAGACAGACTATTGCCATCATCATCTTTAGACTTGGCACGCACCCATTCGTCGTGAAATTCGTTTTCCCGGCCATTTGGTGTTGACTCGCGGACAATGAAATTGTAAGGCAGAAAGCGAATAGGTGATATTACAGCCTTAACCACTTTTGCCGGATCCCATTTTTCGGTTTGTGGGAAAAAAGCCTCTTCTGTCAGATGTACCATACCCACCGTGTCAGAACGTGCGGCCTCGGGGTTGAGGGCAGATCCAGTCTGAATGCGACAATCGCGAGGTACAAGATATTTGATATTGGGATTATGGCTATCGTTCTTTATCTTCTTGACATCTTCTGGATAGCGTTCACCTGTACCATAGAATAACCACAGAGGTAGCGCTTTGATCAGTCGCTCATACATATTGAACACCGTAATAGAAGACGTCGACTGGTGGCCAACAATAGAACAGTTCCAAGAGCGTTTCCAGAAAAGCTGTATCCACACCATATAAATATCAGCGAGTGTTGATCCACCCCATTGACGACATTTAAGGAGGATGACGCATATCGGAACACCAGCCAAGCGCATAGTCTCGAAGATCTGGCATAATTTGCGCTGAGCTCTTCGAAGGTAAAACGGTATGTCAGGGCCACCCGTGGCATTTTTTATCCTGGCGTAGGCATAGGCAAAGAAATAGAAATCATGCTTACAACGCTTGCGACAAAATCTGCGAATTACAGCTTCGCGTGAAGCAGCCATATTTCCACCTTCCATGTACTGGCTGATATATGCCTCTACGGAACCGCATTTTATCAGCGCCACTATGAATTTAGATTTCAGCATTGTGACGGGCAGAAATAGCTGTTGCCCACCCAAAATATCACTAATAACACATGCAAATCTTTTGCCTGGTGCTTTGTGGCCAGTCAGAGGGTTATAGCCATCCATTAGAACGGCTACACGTCTCTTATTCTCTGATAGCATTTCTTTCATCAGAGCCGATGTAATCGTCTTCTGCTTGACACTACTCATTACGAACCTCCTTTATCAGCTTGCTAACCGCTCTCTCTACGAACCAGAAGATAACTCCACACCCAAACATAGCCAAGTGACACGCACCAGCAAATTGCGGTATGAACAACGTCAGTATAATTACTGCCAAATTGCAGAAGAACGCTGTCCGGTTATGAGACCAATAGTATTGTGCCACATAGCCTACGAAGAATGCAACTATCGTTGATGCACCTAATACAGGTGTAGAAGAAACTATGAACCCGATGAAGGATATTATTACTGCTAAGATATACGCTGCTACGACACGGTACCATCGTACAACATTAACCAGCAACATCATTGACCAAGTATTACACATCCAATGAAAAATATTGGCATGGGCGAACATGTAGACAAAATGAGTATAAAACGGTGTGCCATTAGACACCGACATGTCTTGCCTATATGCCACAAGTGGAAGCAAGCTGAGGCTCACCAAAATCAAGTAATATAACCTTTTCATTCGGTATCCTTTCCTTTTCTCTGATAACGTGATATTTTAAGCTGCAAAATCCAAGGAGTAAGCCCAACGCATGGGGCTGGCCTGGATAAAGCCATAAACACCGCTGACTGTACTGATAGTTGAGGCTGCATTTTGATAACATCTTTGAACTCTACCCATAGCGCATCATATAATTTCTGCTTGTAGCAAGTACAGAACTTGCGCTTCTGGTTGTGTAATAGCCGTCTTCTGATATAGTCTAATGCCGACTCGTCAGAAATGCAAAAAAAAGGCGTAGGAATATCTGCCGCAATAGTGCACAATTCTTTCATAGTCGTAGGATACTGTGCAATACCTTTGGCTTGATTAAAAAGCATAGGGATCACCTCCCGATCACGCTTCAAATACGTTTGAGAAATGCTGCCAAGATGTTTCATATAAAATATATTTGGCAAATATAACAAATAGAATTTATATTTTATGACATTGACAGAGGGAAAAGCATGTACTTTTACGAAAAATATTTGAAAGCCCATGGTAAAAGCAATTCAAGCACAAGCTACTACAAGTGATAAGCCGAATATTAGCGCGCGGACTCGCCTTGTAGATCGTTTCAAGGCTAACGATCCGAATTTCAACGATACGGATGATGAGGCCGTATGGGGCGCAGCAGCTGACCAGCTGGACAAAGATGACGAAAGCGCAGCTCAGCGACAGAGATTTAACGAGGCTATCGCCAATAGCGACATAGCTCCTGAAATGATGAGCGGTATTTTGAGCGGCAAGAACGCAGATGGCACCGACTTCGACCTGGAAGAGTACTTGTTTGACAAGCACCTTGATTTCTTTGAGGACTATCTTGAAAACAAAGATGGTGCGAAAGACAAGCTTGCAGCGCGCAAAGCCCAACGGCAGAAGGAAGCCGAAGAGACAGCAGCCTTCAACGATGGCTTAGCTGACCGTATTAAGGCAGAAGATGCAGAGCTTGATGCCGCACTCAAAGAAAGTGGGTACAAAGAAGACCAAGTTAAAGATCTTATAGATTGGATCTACGATGACAAGACCGGTATTGTAGCGCGTGCCAGCCGCTTCGAGCTAACCAAAGACGATTTCCTTAACCTGTTTCGCATTAAAGATTACGATCTTAAACTGGGCGAGGCTGAAGATAAGGGCTATCGCCGCGGTAAGAACGAGAAGATCGACATGTTTGCCCGCAAACAGGATCGCCGTCGCCAGTTGCCTCCAGACCAAGGCGGTGGAGGTGGTGACCACAAGGGACCAGTTGAAAAAAATCCCACGTTGGCAGCCCTCGACAAAATGAAGGAGGTGTATTAGCACTGGAGGGCCTTCGCCATTATATTGCGAAGCACTGGCCCAAGGACTAATTAAATGCAAGAATCAATTAGGCATCAACAATAAATTTATACGAGAACAATGAAAAGATTTGGAAAATGGTTCGGATTTTTGCTGTCGGTGATGGCAATTATCTTTAGTGGTGGTTTTGCCATGGCAGCTGACACAGTGTTAGATAATCCCGTGGCAGATCTTGACGGCGGCGCCGGTGTCGAGGTGGGCGGTGCAAAGACGCGCACAAGCGCCGAAGGCGTTGTTGAGGATCAGCTTAAAGACTATGATTATTATGTCAAGCAGATCAACCGCCGCATTTGCGAAATGAAACTGGAAAGTTGCCCAGTGGATCAGATCCTTCGCAGCGCATCGCGTAGTAATCACAGTGTCAGCATGGTAGTTAAGTATTATCAGATTGGCCAGCGACCTATTAAGAGTACGCTCAATGAGAATGTAACGGCTACATCTGATGGTGTGGCTCATGTCGTTAAGCCGCTTAATAACGCCACATTCGACTCCATGGATACTATCATCTTCCCTGAAGTGATGGGCTACAAAGAAGACGGCGAGACGCGCGAAACCCTCAAACCTCTTATGGTTCGTGTGGTAAACCGAGACGCCACCAATTATCCCATGGTTATTGCTATCAATGGCAAGAAGAACCAGGCACAGGGTAACCGTTATGACCTGCCGAACATTCCTAAGGGTGCTGTTATGTTGAGACTGGGGCGCGCAGCAGGCGAAACAGACGTAGAGACAGCCAGCTACTACCAGTTGCCAGAAGCCAGCGAGCAGTATTGCCAGCGCTTCATTATGCAGGCAGAGGAGAGTATCATTGAGCGAATGAGTGCCAAGGTAGTAGACTGGGACTTCTCTAAGCAGGAGCGTGTCGCTATGGACGATATGCGCGATGGTATTGAACGCTCAGGACTCTTCGGTATCAAGGGAAAGATTAACTACGGCAAGAGCGGTAACATCTACACTACAGGCGGCATCTATTGGACCGCAGCCAAGGATCTTTCTTTAGGTCACTGGGCTCCCAAGCTCGAAAAGAGCGAGGACGGAACTGAAAAGGCCGTAACGGTAAGCGTTGACGATGGCCTGGGTGGCACGACCCAGAAGGCCGTCTATGAGTACGTCATTCTAGAGAAGGAACTTACCAGCTTTGTCAATGCAGCCATTAAAGACGCCGGTAACGGTAGCCGCACAAAATTGCTCTTTGTCGACAACCTGATCTACCAGGCACTGAGTAATCTGAAGAGCCGTCGTCGTGTCATCATGCAGACCGAGGCCAACTATCAGAATTGGGGTCTTGACTTCGAGAGCTTCAGCTCGATGGGCACCAAGATTTTGATTTATCGTCACGACGCGTTCAACTACATGGGCATGAGTGGCTGTGCCTTCTTGCTTGATCCCCGCTACTTAGAGAAGTGGATATTCGGAAACTGGAGTCGCAAAGAGTACAATCTGAAGGATCTGTTTGTACGCAACTCGAACGCCGTAGTCATGGAAGAGTTCAGTTGCTGGACGCTCTATTTCCCCAATGCACATGCCCGCGTTATGCGCCCTGAGTTTGACGAGACGAAGGGGGTAACAGACGAGGTGGTTGCGGCATAACCATTTCGCGATAATATAAACATTAATTGATAAGGCTCGCCCCGTTTGCGGGTGGGCCTTCATCGTAAAAAGACACCTTATGTTATACGAATTTTGTTCAGAGCGTCAATTTGTCTTCACCATAGAAGTAGACGGGAAATCTCGCCTCGTAGAGTTTTCCGAACGCAATCAGTTTGGCGCAAGTGTATATCAGACCGCAGACAGCAAGGTGGCTGATAAGATACGCAAAACAAGTATGGTTCGTGTTGGTCAGATTGTTGAGACAACCAAGATAACAGAAGCTCCCAAAGAGCGCGCTATCCTGAAGTCGATTACTACACCAGCCTCTGAAAACCATACAGCCAAATCAGAGACAAGCGAAGGAATTACAGAGAAGACGTTTCCGAGCATTACGCAGGCTCGTGAGTTTATTGTCTCGACTTTCGGCATCCCCAAGGCTCAACTAAAAAAGCCTGAAACACTGAGCCAGGTAGCAGAAGAGCACGGTATCAAGCTGGTCATCAAACAAGAGTAATATGAAAATCGCCGTAGATACATTGCTTAACATGTGCCACATTGCATTAGACGAGGTGCGTATTGGTGCTGATGATGATTTCAGTGAAGATCTCAGGTCGGAGTTGAGCCAATGCCTGCTATTGTCGTGCGACGAGCTTGTACTTTCGGCGCCAGCTGATCGGCTCATGCCGCAACCCGTTGTTGCTGTAGTAAGTGGTCCGGAAGACTATGACGCCATCAGGACAGAATACACAGACGGACATGGCAGCTTGATTATCCCTAACGATTTCTTGCGCCTCTACGAGTTGAGGCTGCGGAGCTGGCAGGGCACAGTAAGGACGCTTCTTGATCCAGGGAGTGAACAAGCAAAGATGCAAAATAGCCGGTGGACTCGTGGCACACCTCAGAAGCCAATGGCCATGCAGGAAACCGACGGCCAGGGCCGACGTGTTATTACCTACTGGACTGCCGGCCGATACAGCTCTCCACAGCCTGAGAATGTTCAAAGTGTATATGACCATTGGATTGAACGGTTTACCTATCTCCCACAAACCAAGATTATTGATGAAGACGAAACATCAACAAGCGACACTGGAGAAACCACTACAACCAAGGTACAATATCTGGTTTGCGCCTTAACAGATGACAGCGTAAAAAACCTAATCTATCGTGCTGTTAGCAAGTTCTTAATATCGAAGAAAGAAAGCACAGTAGCAGAGCAGATGCAACAGCTTAGTACATTTTAATAAGACATAAAAAATAATTAGTATATGAGCGTAGACACGACCTCTCCTCATTATAAGGGGAAATATAACAGTATCTATGAAGTCAACCAAGCCTATCCTAATGGTGCCAGTGATGGTGACTATGTAGATATAGACGGTTGGGCTCATTATTGGAACCCTGACCGTGGTACCTGGAGCGTTAACGAAAAACGTGATGAATACTGGGACGAGCTATTAACAAGCATCATAAGTAATGTTGATACATTCCAGTCGTTGCTTAACAGCGAAAGTAATAATCGCATTAACGCTGACGCAGAGATCAAGGGCCTACTCACCTCTCTCCAAAACAATCTCAACGCTGCTTTATCCAGCGAGATACAGGACCGGCAAAATGCTGATACCGCACTCAGTTCGACACTGAGCGCATTACAAACTACTTTGACTTCACTTACTACAGATGGCGCCGGTAATGCCATAGGTAGTGTAAGGGAAGTTATTAATTTTCTTGCGGGCAGCAAAGATACTGACACGCTGGTACAGTTACTGAGTCAGGTCAATAATACCATTACCGACAGTGTTAATAATCTTACCTCTAAGATTACAGAACAATCGAACAAAGAAACGCAGGATATTAGTGATCTAAACACGCGATTAGACACTATCAACACGAGAATAGGAGACCTCGAGGAGCAAGAGAGTACAGACATTGCAAATGTCAACCAGGCGATAACTACCAAGGTAGATGCTGCAAAGTCAGAAGTAAACCAAACAATATCTAACGTTAGAACTTCGTTAGAGGGTTCAATTTCTGGTGTACAGCAAACTCTGGAGGAGGAAATCGATAACACACAGACGGAGCTGGAAGGCCAAATATCTGCTGTGCAGACCTCCGTCAATAATCTTGCTGCAAAAAGGGACCAACCTAACG